TACGACAAGTCTGAGTTTGAGGCTGTAACACAACTGTTACCTTCTGATGAGGAACTTGAAAAGGTTTATCAGTCAGAATATCCCTTGAAACCCTTTCATGAGGAGTCTAACTTCAAGTCTTATGCAGAGTTGAAGGAAAAGATGGAACGTGTATTGGGAGAGTCAACAGACAATCGTACTGCTGAACAAGTTGCATCTGATATGGGAGAAGTTCCATTTGATGGTGGAAAACCAATTACTGGTGAAGCATCTGATACTATGGAATACTTTGAGAAGTTAGCAACTGCTTAATTTCTGAAGTACTTGTCGTTTATTGGGTTCAGAGAACTCGATGGCATTGCAACAGTTGAAGATCCATTACTAACATTAGAGGTTGGAGCATTTATTATTGTAGGTGCTCCGCCTCCCATTCCTGACATTGCAGTTTCAGTTTGAGCCTTTGGTAAAATTCTTCCAGATGCAGAAGGTACAAATAATTCAGGGCCATGTTCACCTACAAGAACTGGTGCTCCTGCACCTACGGGGCCTCCCATTGCAGCTGAATCTCCTTCCTCATCACTACCAAAACCTAACCATCCTAGAACTTTCTTTCCTGCATCACCTAATGCACCAAGTGATTCTGCTATTATTGCTTTAATATCAAAGTCAAATAAATCACTTAACCAAGTTACAATACTATCAAGTACAGAAACTAACATACCACCTATAGTGAAATTTTTTGCATTTGCAACGGCTTTAGCTTCATCACCAAATCCAAATAGGTCTAATAACCACTCTGTGACTGAAAGAAGTGCATCTTTTATTAGATTAGGAAAAAATGTTAATACGTTAAATGCAGATGCAAGTATATCCGATGCACTATCAAACTTAAACATTTTACCTAACCACTCTTTAGCTGCAGTTACTGCATTTTTAACAGTTTTAACAATAAAACCATCTCCCCCTTCTTCTTCAGAGCCCCAAGATAATAATCCTGTAATCCAACTTTTAACTTTAGTCCATACTTCTTCTACAAATTTCATTAATGACCATCCACCATCTTCTGTCGCTCCAGCTTCTGTTCCCCATGCAAATAAACCTTTAACCCAATCAACAACTTTATTCCATGTCTCTATAACAAATTCAGAAAATTTAAATGGTTCTTCTGGATCTCCCCATCCAAAAAGGTCTTTTATAAAGTTTACTGCTAAATTAAGAGGTAACATTATAATATCAACAAGGGATTTAAAAATTCCAGAAAGACTAGTATCCCTAAATGAAAATAATTCTGTTACAAAATCTATTGCTTTAAATACTGCATCTTTTATTCTTCCAACAAGATTGAAATCACCTACTGCAACAGCTGCAGAATCGAAACCGAAAAGTTCAAGTAACCAAACTATTGCACTTTGAATCATATCTGCAATACCAAATACGAAAAAGTCTAATAAACTTTTTACTGCACCACCAATACCACCTAATATTTTTTGAAACATATTACCTTCAGTATTCGCAAATCCATCCATAAATCCAGTAACAGCTTCCCAAAGTGCCATTATAACAGTAACAGGAACAAAGATTCTACCTAACATTTTAGCTGCACCTTTAACAAAGTTTATAATTTTTCCTATGCCTGGAATTTTACCAAATAATCCACCAATACTACTAAATAAATTACCTATTTTAGCAAAGAAACTACCTTTTCCTGTAAGTTTTGTCATCCATTTTGTTACCTTTTGTGTTAGTGGCCCCTCTTTTCCAGTAAATAGTTTTGCAATTTTTTCAAATCCCATCCATGCACCTATTCTAGTAGCTAAAGTAAATATAGAATCATTTATACCTACTATTGCTTCTCCTACCTTTTTTGCTCCTTCTATTACACTTTCTATATCCCATGATTGAATCCATTTAAAAAGACCCCAAAGTGCAGCTAATCCTAGACCTTTCATTAATATATCCAGTAAATTTCCAGCTGCCTTTTTAATTCCTGCAATCTTTTCAACAGCAAAATCTTTCACTTTTCCTGCCATCATTTTTGCTTTCTTTGCAGCTTCTAACTGCATTTTCTTTGAAAACTTTCCAAATTCTGTCAGTTTTGCTAAAGCCTTTTCTCGTCTTAATGCTTCTGCCCTTTCCTCACCTTCCCTCTTTGCTTTTTCTTTTTCTTGAACTTTTGCACGAGCTTCAGCTAATTTTAAAAAGTCAGCGGTTGTGGCATCTCCTTTTTCTGTTTTTATCTCTAAATTTCTTAGGGTAGCATTGGATTGTTCCAATGTTTTAACCAGTTCGGCCCAATCTTTTCCTGCTGTAAGTGAATCAGCCATGTTTCATTTTCCTTTGTTGTTCTTTTATTCTTTCGTTTTCTTCTTTTATGAAGGTTGCCAATTTATCAACGTAAATATCCCTTTCCCAAGGCAACATATTTTCAACTTCTGTTAAACTCCAATGATGATGTTGAACCATATTGAAAGTTGTATCATAATAATTTGCTAAGTTAATGTGTGAAAGGGCTACTAAAAAAAAGCGGATAATCCTTGCAACGTAAGAGTTGATGTAACTTTCGTGTTTGGATTAGTAACCTCAATATTCTTTTTTAATGTAGGCATAGTTTCAAAGAAATTTTGAAGTTTTTCAAACTGTTGATGATTTAAACTATCCAAAAATGCCTTTCTTTCTTTTTTTGAATAATCCATTACATCAAAAGTTTCTTCACCATTCCATATTTGATACATACAATCTGAAATCATATCAAATAATTTTTCAGTTTCTTTTCCTTTTTCCGTATCAATACTTTGTTTTGATACTGTTCCAAAGTTTGGGTACATCATTAGTACACCAATATCATCTGTTAATTGAATTCTAGCATCATGTTTTTCATCCATTTCAACAACAATCTGAGTCAAATCAATTTCAACATCAACTTCTGTTTCTTCATCATCTGGACATTTAACTTTTAATTTTGCAATTTCCCCTACTGACTTAGCTCGTATATTTAAGAAAATATACTCCATATCAAATAGAGGTAATCTGTCAACATCAACATCATCTAAAGTACAATTTTTAATAATTGTACGAATAGCATCATAAGTTGCTTTATCAGACCCAGTTTCTTGTGCAACTAATAATACCTTTTCTTCTTTTACTAAAAAGGGTCTATATCTAATTTCCTCATCTGTTGAGGGAACATTTAACCTATATTCAGGCGTATTTATTATTGGTAAAGTCATAATATTCTCACTTTATAATGTTAAAATTATCCAAGTAAATTCGATGCCTTTGAAAGTGGGCTCGTATTTATACCTTGATTCACCGCATTAGTTAATGGGCCACTTAATTCTGGTGGTAAATCTTCTATGAATGGAATTCCATCCTTTTCATTTCGTAATTCACCAATAGAAAGATTAATCTCAGAACGATTTCCAAGATTACCAATTTTGAATGTATTCCATTTCCTATATGACCATGTTACATCAAATGTTGAAACATTGCTTGCAGGGTCATGACCAAGTTCTATTGCTCCTACTTCACTTGGAAAACATTCAAAAATTCTTACTCCATAATTATCTCTAAAATCAACTTTAGGAATAGCATATTTATTTTGTTTAGCATCTCTAGGTTCATCTTGTCCTGTAATTTCATCAAATTTAGCTGTTGCTTCTTTAATACCATTGCTAAGATCTGTTGCCCATTTTGCAGCTTCAGATTTAGGTTTTACTGATGCAGTTTGGCCCCCAACAACACTAGTTGTACGAGTATGCACATCAAAATGTGATGTGTATTCATTATAGAAATTAAAGTTACCAGTTATATCATTATAAATTAATTTTTGCCAAGCATCAAAGAAATTCTTAATATGCATTGTACCATCACAGTAAAATGTAGTAGTAATTGTTCCATACATAACACCAGTAGGCCAGGGATATGCAGCTCCATATTGTCTAGGTAAAGTGGTTTGTATTTGTTTTGATGGTATAGAAACTTTACTACAGTAAAGATTCATTTTTTGTTCTTCCCTGCGTGGATTCATGGATTGACTACCTAATATTCTTTTCCAAGTATTTGCAGCCGATGCATTTGCTTGGGTATATCTTTCTTTAAATAGTTCAAGGGTAGAATTATTCATAATGTGAGTTCTCCAATCTAAACTACCATATTTTACTCTACTACCATTTGACCCACTTTTTTTCCCATTGTTTAAAGTTTGTTGTTCAATAGCTTTGGGCATAGCAAATGTACATCTAAAATTAACTGGTCGAGTAAATCCTTCTCCCATACCAATAACAGTTCGTATGGTTTGGATGTCTCCCATTGCATCTTTTTCAAACTTCTTTCTACCACCATCATCTGGTAAGACTCCAAGTTTTCTAAGGATTCCTTGTCCTCGTTTTTTAGTCAGTCCAACACGAACATCGTGCTTTCCTACTTTTACACCTTTTCTAAATATTGACATAATTTTCCTTAATACATTGCTTTTGATTGTCTCCAAACTGTTCCTGTAGAAGCACCTTGAAATCTTTGTAGTGGAAGTGAAGCTGCATAACTCCAATCTTCACCTTTAATTCCATAAAGTCCTTTCCCTCGCACATGACTAAACAAGTATCGTTTAATACATGGTTTTGCAGGGGGATAGTTTGTTATAATATCGTATGACAATCGTAATTTATAATTGTCTGTCAAGTTTCCACTTGCACCTTGTGCCTTAATTAATCTTAACATTAGGTCTATTCGTGCATTTGGTGGTAAATAATGTAAATTAATTCCATAGAATCCATTTCTTGCAAAATCAAATGGAAATATCAACGGCCATACATCCCAATATGGCAATACATCTTTCCACTTTGCATCGTATTGAAACAGATACATTCTACCGATAGTTGGTCTACCAGTAGCTCCAGTATTTCTATCTCCTGTTAATTCCCTTCTTCCAGTAGATGCAGGAAATGCAGCTCGTTGAGTCTGTTTAACAATATCTTTGAACCAAGACATTGCTTGTTTACCCTTTGCTTTTACCTTTGAAAGAAAATCTGTTGCAACTTTATCTGCCATGTATATATTTAGTCGTGTTAAGGTGATCTTCTGTGATTATAATAAACTTCCATCCGTTCTTTTTACATATGTCATGAGCAGCTGTCCATTTTGCTGTATTTCTTGCCCATTCTTTAACTTCATGCATATAAGCTTTAGAAACTCTTTTAGTCGGTCTAGGTGGTTTGGTATATTTCTTTGGTTTAATTTCCACCATAAATTTATCACCATTTTTTGTTTTAATATAGAAATCGGGAAAGTATCTATGTCGTTTTCGGTCTAGTGGTGAAATGTATGGAACTATAAGTTCTTCTGAACCCCATTCCACAATATCATCATTTTCATCACAGTATACCATGAACTTGCGTTCCCATAATGATCTATAAATTATATTATTAATATCCCCTTTGTACTTTTTTCGATTCGCGGGGTGAAATTTACCCTTATAAGACATATAAATAGTTAAAAATACTTCACAGGAATATTTATGCAGAATTTTATATCGCAATCTATGCGAAGAATGGGTCTTGCAGTTGATAATAAAGTAACACCAGTTTCACCAAATACTGGTGATCAAAGAGCTGCAAGTAGTACAGAACCATTAGCACATATGAAGATTGGAAGTAAGTGGTCTTATTCTACTCTTGAATATCCAATGGACATACAATCTAGAGCAGATATGGGTCATTATATGATGTTTTATGTCAATGTTGCTACAGATAGTGGTTATGGAAGAACTGATTCTTTAGAGAAAAAAGGTACACATGGCAATCAAGGTCTTAGAAGAAAAAGAGCAATGAAAGACCCTGCACAAAAAGCAGTTCTTAATGGTGGTGGATATTCAGAAAAGCAACAAGGTACAGCACCAGATGAGACAGGGGATTCTTGGAAGCCTGGATTTAAACCCAAAGTTATAGAAAGAAAACCACATCAAGGTACAGCTGCAGACGCAACAGGAACAAAACGTACACATAGAACCAATGATGCTATTGTTTTGTATATGCCTGCAAATATACAAACTAATTATACAGCTGATTATAAAGATACAGAATTAGGAGCAAATGCGGGAGAGGCTGCAAATATAGTATCAAAAGCAGATGGTACAATTAGTGGTATTGCATCAGCAATGCAATCTGGTGTAGGTATGGCAGCCCACACAGTAGAGCGTGCTGGATTAGCAATGATAGGTACAATGATAGGTGGTGATCTTAATGCGGCCAGAGATAAACTTTCAAACCGAGCTCAGAATAATTTTTTAGAAGCAACATTTACTGGTTTGCAATTTCGTAAATTTTCATTTAATTGGAAGTTTACACCAAAAAGTCCAGAAGAAGCCGAACAAGTATTTAAAATTATTAGAACATTTAAATTTCATATGTTACCAGAATTAAAAGGTGGAACTCATGGTAGATGGTATACTACTCCTGCTGAATTTGATATTTTTTATATGTTTAGAGGAGATGAGAACGAATGGATTAACAAAATTCAAACTTGTATTTTAAGAAATATGGATGTAAACTATGCACCAGATGGGTATCAAACTTTTAGACCAATAGATGGTAAACAAGGAGCTCCTCCCACATCGATAGATATGAAGCTTGATTTCCAAGAAACCAAACTTATTACAAAAGAAGATGCACTAAGGGGTTTTTAATATGTCTTATTTTCAAAATTTTCCAACAGTAATGTATGACCCTATAGGTAATGGGGATAATGCAAAACTTGTAACAAATATTTTACAAAGAGTTAGAATGAGGGCTAACATGAAAAAGAATGTAGTTATGTTAGACCAATATGAAATTCAGGAAAATGAATCTCCTGAAATAGTTGCAGATAGACATCATGGTAGTCCATATTATCATTGGGTTGTTATGATATTGAATGATATTTCCGATGTTTATCATGACTGGCCAAAATCTACCAGACAGTTACAAAAATATGTACAAACCAAATATACAGAAGCACAATTATCTGAAGTACATCATTATGAAATAGCTCAATCATCTGGTGATACTACTATAAAAATTCAAGTTCCACAAGGAACATCTGGTGCAACTACTGTTACTAATTATGAATATGAAACAGCTTTGAATGAAGAAAAAAGAAAAATAGATTTATTAAGAAATGATTATCTTGGATTCTTTACAGAAGAATTTGCATCTTTAATATAAAATAATATGCCAAAAAATACTCAGTTACAGTCGGCAGGAGATTATAATTTAGATAGTGTCCTAATAGTAGGAAGTTCTGGAAAAAGAATAAATGTAATAGATCAAGTTGGAGAACTTAATGTTTACCAAAGTTTAGATTCTCCTTTTATGTCAGGTAATATATTATTATATGATTCTTCTGGTATTGCAGAACTACTTCCATTGTTAGGGCAAGAAAGATTATTATTTTCACTTAGTACTCCTGGCGGGGGTGGAATAGTAAATTTTAATAATTATCATGCTATAATATATAATGTTGAAAAACGATTCCATCAAACAGAAAGAGAACAAGTTCTTATACTTAATTGGACTACGTTAGAACATTATAAAAATCTCCGTACTAAAATTTCAAAATCATTCAAAGGGAATATAAGTGAAATAGTTTCTAATATTTTATCTAGTGATAATTTTCTAGGTACTAAAAAATCATTACATATTGAAAAAACTAAAAATATTAGAAAATATGTAATTCCCAATCTTAATCCATTTCAAGCAATAAATCTTTTAAAAGAAGAAGCTTTAAGTTCTTCAGAAAATGCACCTCATTACTTATTTTTTGAAAATCCAAATGGTATACATTTTAGGTCACTTGACAGTTTAATAGGACAACATGGAGAATTAAATGTTCCTCATAAAATTGTTTATAAATTTCAACCACAAAATGAGCCTAGAAATATTGAAGATTCTTTAGGAACTATTTTATCATGGGAAGGTGACGATAATTCAAATAATTTTTTAAATGTAAAATTAGGTATGTTATCATCTACTCTTTATTATCATGATATATTTAATAAGAACATTCAAAAGTTTGAATATAATTATAACGATACATTCAATAAAAGAAATAATACCAATCAAGAAAATAAAACAGTTGGTACTTTAATACCTCAAAATAAATTAGATGAAAAGGTTATTTCAGAATATTCAAATTCAAAAATATTTGTTCATCCTACAGCAAGTGATAATTTACATTCAGAAGGTACAGACAATAATGCTGAAGAATGGTTACAAGAATCTATTTCAAGAAAATTACAAAGAGATTATTTTACATTAAAAATTGAAACTTATGGAAATACAGATGTTATGTGTGGAGATATGATAAATGTACAAATACCATCAAATAAAACATTACCAAATAATGCAAATAGTACAAGTGAAATCATGGATCCGTTACTGTCAGGAAGATATATGGTAACTAGTATAAGACATAAAGTTACACCTGAACAATCAATGCATAATATGACTATGACAGTAATGAAAGATTCTTTAGAAAGGGCTACTTCTGCAATAGAAGTAAATTATCCAGAACCACCACAAGGAATAGTTAAAGTTTCAGAAAAGGTTGAATCTAAAAGATTAGAACCAAAAACTAAAAAACCAACACCAATTAATCAAGCACCAATAATGCAAGTTTGGGAAATGGATAAATAGTATTATTATGAGAACATACGAACAATTCATAAAAGAGGGAGTTTATGATCCCAATATCTTCAAGGCAGTATTCATGGCTGGAGGGCCTGGGTCTGGTAAGTCTTTTATTGCCAATAGGACTACTGGTGGTTTAGGATTAAAGATAATCAACTCTGATGCTCCATTTGAACGATTTCTGAAAAAGGAAGGACTTTCCTTAAAGATGCCTGAATCAGAAACCGAAAAAAGAGATGTAGAACGATTAAGAGCAAAGAAGGTAACTGCATCAAAGAAATTTCATGCAGTTCAGGGTCGTTTAGGAATTCTTATAGATGGTACTGGTCATGTATATGACAAGGTTGCAAAACAAGCATCAATGTTGCAACAACTTGGATATGAAACCTCAATGGTTTTTGTTAATACCTCACTAGAAGTTGCACTTGCAAGAAACGAACAGAGAGCCCGTTCAGTACAACCTAAATTAGTAAAGAAAAGTTGGCAGGATGTCCAAAATAATATGGGTAAGTTTCAGAGTTTTTTTGGGCCTAAGAGTTTCTTTATTGTGGATAATAATGGAGTAGAAGAAGATATGTTGGAAATAAGTACTAAACATATCAGACGAGCAATATCAAAACCAGTAAGAAATCCTATTGCATCAGCATGGATTGCAAATGAATTAAAGAAAAAATCTAAACCAAAAGATAAAGAGGTAAGATTTAAATCATATAATGTAAAAAAAGATGGTAAAAAAACAGGAGATAAAATGATTTGGCAAGTACCAAAAAAGGATGGTAATAAATGAGTTGGTTAGAAATATTAGGTTGGTTTTTTGGTGTAACTGCCGTAACTAATTTTTGTTGGTTTAAGGGAGTTAGAGCAGGAATCAAACATTCAATAATGACATTAAACTTAGATGCTGAGCAAATAAATACATTAAATAAAGAGTTAGAAAAAAGTCAAAGTAAATTAGTATTAAATTAGTCAAGATTTCAATTTTCATAAATAATAGTGTTTACACTATAGGAAAAAGGAAAAACCTTCATGTACCAATTATCTACTTGGCAAGTAGAAGTTAGCGATGGATTAAAATATGTAGGCGACAAGGAATCAGCATATCGTTATGCAGAAAAATTACAATCGGAAGGAAGGAATGTTGAAGTTTATGAGGATGGTAGACTTGTATCACGATTAAGGTCACAGAAACAGTATTCCCTGTTTGTATAAATATAATAACAACAGATAACAAAAAGAAAAATGGCATTAGATAAAATCAGAACAGAACTAATAGCAGATGATGCAATAACTTCAGACCAGTTAGGAGTTGGTGCAATCGCGGGTTCAGATATAGCTGCAGATGTAATAGAAATAAAACCACACATCAAGCCTGGAACTTTATATCCAGCTTATTTAGCAAAACTTTTAGATGGAACTACATCTCATTCTGGTGCTTATGGTACAACTCAAAGTGATGGTCGCAACTATTACTATACTGAGATTAAAGGAAGCAAGTCTATTAATGACCCTAGAATTGGGGCTCATTTTGGAGTACATAGACATAAATTTAAATCCCTTCAAATATTGTTAAATGAAACTGCTCATCAAAAACTGAATGTTTATTCGTTAGATGGTAGAGAATGGTGTAGAGCGGTTTCTGTGACAGCTGAATCTTTGCCTGCTACCGAAAAGATTAATATTGTAAACAATTCTTTTGGTGAATATCTTGCTATGAATAATGATGGAGTATTTATTGAAATAACTGGATATTTTAGTGATATACATTGGATTCAGTTTGCTTCTGCAACTAGAAAAGTTAGGTATACATTAGATGGAGGAACAGAGGTTGGTACAGATTTTGGTACTTCATCAATAACATCTCCATATGATACAGCAAGATATACAGACAATGGTTCTGTTACAAAACTTGGAATAGGTGCCACTTTAGGAATTCACACAATAAAAATAAGAAGAAATGCGGGAGATGCTATTTTTGCTTATGGTTTTGAATTTGTTGCACAGGACACTACATCATCTGCAACTAGAGTTAAAATTCAAGTACCAGCTCAAAATGTGGTTAGTTATGGTAAAAAGTTTGCATTAAGTGCAGCTGCACATCATTATGACCCATTTAATACTATGTCTTATGGTGGTTCTGGAACTACAGCATCAGCATTAGGAAATCTTATTGATACTGCAACTTCTTTAGGAATGGAAAATTGGAAAGCAGGAGGGGATAATTTTCATAGGCCATTTAACGGCGGTCGTGTGGTAAAATGGATAGCATCGGATGGTACGATAAAAACCTCAGTTACTATGATGCCCCCAAATGCACAGAATATGCAAACATCAGCTTCTAATCCAATATCAAATGCAGAAGTTATTGCAGGAACTAATGGTGAAAATATTAATTTTGATACTACTAATCCTGACCACTCACTTTCTGAGGTTGCTCGAACTTTTAATGTTATGGAATTCGGAAACGGAGGTGCGAATAACAATACCAGCTATAGAGATCCAAGTATGGCTGAAAACCTTGATGTTAGTGGTGGACTTAAATGGTCATATGCTATGACAGATTCACTGACCACTATTACATCTATGGATAGTAAATCTGTTCCTGCCCAACAAGGAGTGCTTGCTGATGCAGAGAATGATTATACTAATCTTACATTTATAGGAACAGGAATATCTTTTAGACTTTCTGCATATCAAGTAGGACATTATGAGTGTGTAATGAATGCACCATATGGTACTCATGCTGTCAGAGTTAAATGGACAGGAGGTAATGATACTAATATAGTTTTTGACGGAATTGATATTGGACTTTTGAATGATGGTGGATATGGTAGTTATGCAGATGTAACTTTTTATCAACCTAAGATGCCTCCAGTACCAGATGACGCTTGTATCATCGCAGACTATATGCTGATGGCAGATTGGGTAAATTTAAATGTACTTCATTCTAGTGGAGCTGGGTTTGGTGTAAGTAAGGGTGCAAGATGGCAAGCAGCTGACAGAGATATACATTTTGAGGGAAACGCATCACCAACTTTAACAACTGCTGGTTCTGACCCTAACAACTATAGACACAAATGGTTAGATATTGTTTCTCATGCGGATACTGATATATCATATCCAGCATTTGCGGATATAGCTCATGCAGGTGGATTTAATATGCATGGTGATGATCCAAAGTGGAAAGTCAATCATCCAGGCGGTGAATATCATAATAATGGAACAGTATCAGGCAATGCAGATACAAGTACTCAGACTTTTATAGGTGGAGGAAATGGTACAGGTTCGCCGACATTTGAATTAAGTAATAACAAATTTAGATTAGTAGGAACTACTACTGGTAATATGAATTTTGATGGATTTTGGTTTAATATTCCAATTCATACTTCACATCACTACCAGCCTTTTGAAACGCCTTTTGTTAAAGAATTAATTGGAGGCGACAGAAACATGGAGCAAACTAATCTTATAGTATCTCATGATGGTAAAACATGGGATGAACTTACGCGAGATACCAGCTATATTGGAATGCAATGTGGATTTAGACTTTCCTCAGAAATTAGTTTTGCAGCCGACCATACAAATATGGTTAGATTTACTTTACAAAGAGGTGGTGAAGATGGTGAACGTGCAATAGATGAAGTGTGTAAATCATTGTATACTAAAGGTTTTGCATATTGTTATGACAGATTAATTGTTTTAGAAGATGGATTTTACCAAATCTCAATGGGTACTCATCCTGGCTCAAGTGGTTCTTGTTTCCTATACATAAATGGTGAGAAAGTTCAGAGTGCAATAGCAGATTTCGGTAATAGTGCAGTTTGTCAAGTACAATTATTTCGAGGAGATTATATTCAAAGAAAAGGTAGTCAAGTCAATAATAATGATGATGAACACAGTTTGTGGGAAGGTTATAGAATATATTCAACAACACAGACTTTTGGAAATAGTAAAAGGAGAGGTTAAATGTATCACATAGCATACAAAAATTCAGATAAAAAAGTTATTTGCCTTCGTGAAACTGAAGAACAATGTTGGATGACTGCAAAAGGTATGGATTCTGATGCTTTTAATACTTGGAAAGAGTCTGAACTTAGGGGTGAAGATGGTAAAGTAACTTATCCTAGTGCAGATTTTACAGTCGTTAGAATTGATCAAAATTTAAAGTCGCCAGTATCAGAAGATGAAGGAGCAAAAACATATAATGATTATATAATCAAAAGAAATGATGTTCATCTTAAATGGAATGCAACAAAAAAAGAATTAGAACCAGATGATTCATCTCTTGCCGCCGCAGAACTTGCAGAAGAATGGAGAATAATAAGAGCAAAACGTGATAAACTTCTTGCAGAAACCGATTGGATGGCCAATTCTGATGTGACTATGAGTGCAGCTAATAAGACATATCGGCAGAAACTTAGAGATCTGCCCTCAGATCAGTCAAGTAAAAAGACATACGCAGATATTACTTGGCCTACAAAACCTTAATAATATCCTACCTAAATACTTCCTGAAAAGGAGGTTCATATAAATACTTTAAAAACAATATTAATCCTATTAATAGTTTCGGG